CTTGATTTATCAAGTAGTATGCCATTCCCAGATGAGTTCTGTTTAATCCAGTTTCCAGCCTTCATTTTGCGTCCAAGCATTAAGCCAGCCTCGTACCATCCAGACTTTAATCGGCCAATCTTGTTGTGTTGTGTTCTTTTTAAGTTTTTCATCTTGGCATCAAACTCGCCAACAAAGTACACTTTGTCAGACTTCTTAACATTCTTGCCGTAGTTAGGAACGCTCGTTCCACCACGAGTATTGACAAATGTTGTCTTGATAAAGGAATCAGAAGAATAGGCTCCAGTAAAGTCTGCTGTCTTTTTACGGGTTCGACCTTTACCTTTGTAATCTTCTTGAAACTTTATCCAGTCACCAACGCTTCCAGCATAACTCTTTTTGAGGAACCAAGGTAGGCTCTCGTTGTGTCGTTTCTTTTCTTCTGTCCAAGCGGCAAAGACTGACGGGCTGGATTGCCCTGCTATGTCCCCGTAGGTTGCCTTGTAAAGCGGTCTGAAGATAGAGTCGATGTCATTATCAAGGTGCCTTTCTCCAAACGCCTGTGCCGCCTTACCAAGACCGCCATCTGTGGTTGGTCTACCATCAAACGGTAGGGTGTAGTCCAACATGTCTTGGCAAAATAAACCAGATTGTTCCCGTACTACTTGTCCCATCGTTTTTACCATAACAGCAGACCAAGCGACCATGTGCTTTGAAAACATAGAAGCATCAACTTTTATGTTTGTCTTAACTCTTATGGTGGTAAAAGCCATTTACTGAACAAGTGTCTGAACCTTGGCTATAATCCACGCAGATGGTGGACGGTTGGCAATGGCCACGATTCGGAAGTCCTCGTCTGCGTATCGAACGATGTTCCCGTATGCGAAAAGGCCAGTGTGGGCTGTGTAGTCAGCACGGGTAATCTTAACTTCAAATGTTGTTTGATTTAAGAAACCACCAGTTTCCAAGTCCTGCAACACCATTGGTTGAGTGACAAGGCACTTCAACGCAACAGGAGTCCCAGAAGGGACTGCTTTTACTGTGATGTCTTTACCAATCTCTGTCAAAATCGACAACGCATCTGCACTCGCTTCTTCAATGAGTCCCATAAGTTTAGCCTTTAGTCAAAGAGAGAGGGACTCCCCGATTGGAGAGTCCCTCTTGCATTGGCACGAGAAGGTCACTCGACCCTCTCAAAAGCCTCTACCGCTTAGGCAGTAAGGTTGATGCGTTGGAGAGCGTCTGGGTTGCCCTTGGACGAACCAATGAGCCACGAAGCAGACAACTTGTGCAAACCAGCAGACCAGTCGTACCAATAGCGGAGAGCATACGAGAACTGGCTATCTGGGTCAGTCACGATGGTCTGTTCGCCACCACCTGTGGTGGGAGCGGCTGGAACACGAGTGACGCAAACTAAACCTTCTTTGCACGAGACGACACCAGCGAGGGTAGCGTCAATGCCAACTGAAGCATCGAAACCATTGTACTCGTAGAACTCGATACCGTGAATCATTCCAAGGCGGTTGCCACGGATGACTTCAGAAGTACCAATGCTGAACGCTTGAGCGACAGCAGGGTCTTTAGTGAGTTGGTTGTAGATGTCTGGACTGACGAGAGCCGAGCGACCTTCTTGAGGAAGGTTTGCTTTGGTTAGGCTCTTGGCGATGTTAGCAACCGATAGACGGTCAAAATCTTCTAAAGCACCGTTATAGCCGCTTGCGAAGTCCCCGTCAACTTTGGAGAGAACTTGGTCGAACACGGACTTGACCACAGCGTTAGCCATAGGAGCCATGAATAGGCGACGGAGACGCTCAAGGGAGAGAGTAGCGACTTCAAAGTCTGTGAACGCAACGGTCACATGCTTTTGGTCAACGAGGGTGACGGGAACATCGGTTGATGTAGCGTCAGACTCCACGAAGCCAGTAGCACGGGAATAGTTCGATGCGGTGAACTTACCAGCATAACGGGTATGCACGGTAGTACCACGCTCTGCGACATACGAACCGAAGTCCGTGACCGCAATTTTGGTTAGGGGCTGGAGTTGAGGAACCAGCGTACGCAAGGATTCTTCAGCAACCAGTTGGAGGGTTAAGCCTCCGATTGAGTTAGATGACATGTGGGGTATTCTTTAGGGGAAAGTTAATCTCAGAGGCCAGCGGCCTTGAGGATAGCGGTGCGGTGCTTGTTATAGAACTCGCTCGCTTCTTTTGGATTGATTTGCTTGAGAGCAACCCATTCAGCAGTAATGTCCTCGCCAGATTTGGCGACAACGCTGGTGACTGGGGAGATTTCAACTGGTACAACTCCAACGCTTGCGGCAATAGCGGCCGCTTTCTTACCAGCAGATTCAATCTTTGCTTCAGCACTTGCTTTTGCGGCAGTTGCCGTGGCAACTACTTTTACCGCTTCAGCGAGTTCGATTTCCAGATTTGCAATCTTGGAAGCGAGTCCTTCTGCGTGGCTCTTTAATCCTTCTGCAATCGCAACTGCTTCTGCGTTCTTTGCGAGTTCAGCACGGAGGCTGGTGATTTCAGCCGCTTGAGCCTTTGATTCTTCCGACTTACCGCTAAAGGCTTGCTTCAGAGTAGTGAGAGTCTGTTCGAGAGTCATGAGTTTAGCCGTTAGTCAAGTTTCACTTATTATCTTCTTTATCGGACTCGTTCTTCTCGTCCTCGTCTGATTCTTCAGACTTGGCTTCGTGTTCCTTTTTTTCTTCTTCTGGAGTTTCGGAGTCCTCGTGCTTCTGGTGTTCCTTTTCATCTTCTTCCAGTAAGCCAAACAGTTCGTTTGAAGCCGCAAGTGCCTCGTCCATTCCTTCAGCCAGAGCAGTCACCATTAAATGACCAGCCGCCTTCTTGCCGCTGAAACATTGGCCTTCCATCTTGTCGTCAGTCACTTCTGAGCGTACGCCTTTGACGGCATTCTTAAAATCTTCGTGAATCTCATTCACATCTTCTTGAATGTGCTGGCGTTGTTCGTCAGAGAGACTGGTACCTTCCAAACCACTCGCTTTGTACTTTCCTGCTTTTATGACTTCCATGCGAATACCTTCGTTTGCGAAGGCTTGTGTGAAGTCTGGCATGCTAACATACACGCCAACGGAACCTACGGTTGCCGAAGGGGTAGCGTAGAACTCATTGCATTGGCTGGCGAGCCAGTAAGCGGCTGAACAAGCATCACCCTCTGTGTACGCCATCGTGTGCTTGCTTGCACCGATACGCTTGATGAGGTTTGCGACCTCTGGTACGCCAGTCACCGTGCCACCAACGCTATCGACCTCAAGGACGACACGATTAATCTTTTCATCTTCTTCTGCACACTTGAGCCAGCCTTTGACATCATCAATGTCAACAGCACCCATCATTTTTTCGACTTCGGAAAGATTGGAACCAATCACTCCCTTGATGGGAATGAAGGCAATGTCTCCGTGGACTTCCATTTTTGGGGTATTCCCAAAGAGCATGGAAAGCATTTCCGACATGTCGGAAGCCTTCATGCCAGAGTTGAGTTGGATGGCTTCTACACGGTCAATGTAAGATTTTGCCTTGATTGGCTCGATAAGGATGGGTTGGCCAGCCTTGAGAGCGTTAGCGAGTTGACGCATTTTTGTATTTTGTGGGGTAAAGGTTTATCCCAAGGTGTCGCTTGGGTCGAGGTTCTCATCGTCTGGACGATAAGGCTTTTCATCGTAGTCATCAGAGGAATCTTCATTCTCGTCTGGTGGTGGAAGTTCTTGGCTACCTGCGTTGATGTCGGCCAATGCCGTATTGGTTGGCTTGTACACCATCCAAAGAGGGACATTGTGCCTCTTGGCTTCATCAATGAACATCTTGGCTTCGTATGCTCGTCTGCGGACAAGGGACGAAAGGTGTTCGCCTTCTTCTTGTGCATTTTCGCTGAATGTCTTGATTCCCATTTCAATGTCAGCACGGTTTTGTGCGGCATCACGACCTGCATCAACGGTGACTCTGCGTGGAGTTGTCCACATAACACGAGTCCAGTTGTCGTTGGCAGGTAGTTCACCATTCGCAATGGCCTTGCCGATAACATACCCCCAGAGAGGTGTAAGGAATCGGTTGATGAGAACTGTCTGCATCTGTTTGAACTGACGGTCAGCCTTCGCCACGATTAAACGCATTGAAGCACCGCCAGCCTTGGATGGGTCAAATGTGAACTCGTAAGGCAGAACACCTTGAAGCGAGTCACGGACTAAGTGTTCCATCATGCCAACCCAAGTTGCGTTCGGACGGTTAGACTGGAATGACTCCAGACGCTCACCTTGTCCGAGAGCGATAACTTTGCCACCGATAAATGTCGAAGCCTCGTTGGGGTCTGTTAATCCGTCACCGAGAGGCGAAGCCTTCATGCCAAACGCATCGAAGTCACCTTGGCTTGGGTCAAACTGACCACTCTCTCGTGTAATTGTACGGGTAATGTCCCCGTTCATTTTAACTGCGAACTTTTCCAAACTGATGATTTCCAGCATGTCCACCACATTATTTATCGAATGTTGCAGGGGACTGTATGCTCTCGCACCAGAGGCGACTTCTGGCGTGTATGTGTGCATGACAGCCCCTGCTGGCACTTTACGGGATGAGCCATCCGAGCGAATAACATTGTATGCTTCTGGCTGTCCGTATTTGCCGAAAATGATACCGTCAACTTCTTTTGGGTCTGGTGAACCAGAGTTTGCGGATGACACACGATGGCTTTCGATAAGTTGGACACGGCAACGACCTTGCTCGTCCATCGTTTTCATCGGGAAGCACTCACCGTCACGCATGATGAGGCGAACAATAATCTGCTGGAGTTCGTACAGATTGAATCTCTGAGTAGTATCGCAAGGAACTCTTGCCCAGTTTGCAAAGTACATCTCGTACTGCTCGTCCAACTGCGGATTGCCTGTGCGAACCTGTGCTGTGATACCGTCACCTACGGAATAGAGAACATAATCGGAGAGAACTTGGCGAATCATGCCAGCGTTCAACTCCATCCAACGCATCTTGCGTGTAGTCTCAAGACGGTCAAAGACCGTCATCTGTTTCTTAAAGTCAGTCGGCCATGACGACCAAATCCATGAACGCTTGTTGCTAAACTTTGCGGACTCGAAGTTCGAGAAAATCCCAGGCCCTCCCGTTGCTTGTGCTTTTAAGTTCCCGCCAACACGAGCGACCTTCCGTGCTTTCGGTAAATTAACCTTTGGAGTTTTCTTTTGTGCCATAATGCTTTTCAGAGTCCACGGAAGTTGTTGAGCATGTTGCCCACACGAACCCTATCGTACGCACCATAAACTTCTGGTGCTTTCATCTGTAAAGCGTAGCGGCACTCGATAAGAACTTTATCAATTTCAAGGGGGAACCCCTTGGTGACACTCGTTCCGCTATCTGCGTATTCCATGATTGTTTTGCCCGACTTTAATTGCTCAAAAGCAGAGTCACGCAATGTCTCAACTTGAGACAACGAAAAAATCATAAACAAGCCTTTAGCCGCCATGAGTTTAGCCTCCAGTCAAACAAAAGGGTCAGCCAGCGTCTCCAAACAACCCCGATAGTGCCACCCAATCGAGAAAAAAGACGCTGACTGACTTCAAGTATTCTTCTCTGGGTCAGCAGGACTGTCAACAGGCTTGTCTGTCTGCTGTGAAGGTTTTTTACCCCGTCCAATTAACTTCGCCATGAGTGCTGGAAGCATACCAATGACTTCACAATCCCACAAGTGATTGGCTCGTTCGCCTATCTGGAGCCAGATTGGTCGGCCAGTCTCCGTGCGTGAGCGATGCTCTGATTGCATTTGCTTACGGTATTCGTCTCCAGCGTCCTCTGGGTAAGTGTGGTCGCCTTTCCTGCGAATACGGGAAAGCGAGTCCTTGAGGACAAGATTGGAGAATAAGTGAAGGCGGCACGATTGCTTGCCGACTTGGATAATCTTTGCAGGTGCGTACGAGCGGTTGGCAATCTTTGGCCCCATCGGAGTCTGGATACGCCACGGGAACTCCGTCTGTCCAGAACCCTTTGTTGCCGTCCAACCCCACATGGCACAATGACGGTACACATCATCAACATTCGGCCCGTCACCAGAGTCCACGAACACAAACAAGTCTGCCACCTTGAGCCTCTGCTGTTCTTCACGCAGTTGCTCCCATGTGTCCACATACTGCCAGCGAATCATGCGAGACTTACCATCTGCACTCCACGAGCGTACGACATAAAAGAATCCTTTGCGTTGTACATCTATCGCCATGAAGCGAAGTTTAATGAACGAGTGTTTGCCACGAAGTTCTGGTGTGAACGGTGGAGGTGTAAGCCTTCCATCAACCACAGCCCCCTCCTCGTCCCATTCCTGCTCCATGCGGTATCCGCTTGGCAACACTTCGCCACCCACATCATCTGGTTCATCGCTCCATGGCATTGCCAAACGCTTTTGCTTAAAATCTTTACGCTTTGTATCCTCACCGTGTTGCTCGTATGCGTCTGCGGCCTCGATGCACTCCACAGCCAAGTCACCCCACGAAAGTCCCCAGAGCATCGTCAACGCATTAAAATGAAAACCGACACGACCCTTTGGAGCGTTAGGATTCTGTGAAACAAACTCTGCACCGTTTAACATCTCCGTTCGTACGCTGTTTCTGTCTGCAAACCTGTGGTCACACTTCTTGCAAGCGTATGTCGTTCCCTCACGAACTGCATCGTAATCCCATTGACCATCCTTCTTTGCTCCTTCTGGGTATTTGATTTGCGTCCATTCAAACGCTTGACGCTCTTGGCAATGCGGACACTTGAACATCCATTCCCTGCGGTCTGATGTATTCCAGAGTTCTGTAAAGTCATCACCTTCGTACCCACCCTGCGACACGGCAACAGTCTTGCCCTGCCATGTGAACGCAGTTCTACGAGCCATCGCTTGCTTGATGCGTCCCTTGGAGTACTGCCAGCACTCGTCCATTCCAAGGAATCGAATCGAGCGTCTTTGCAAGTTGCGTTCATTCTCCGCACCCAGAACCCAACATGTGTTGCGTTCAAACTGTGTGGTGTGCCACTTGGCTCTGTCTGCTTGGTTAAGTTTTGATTTAGTCTCTGGTGTTGCGTCCCAGATAGGACGGAGCCTTGTCTGTTGCCAGTCTTGGGCGTTCAAATCGACATCTTGCAGGAGAAGTGTCGGGCCTGCACAACGAGCAGGAATGAAGGCAGACCAAAGTTCAAGCACCATTGATTTACCGCTTTGCACATTCCCCATGACTACAATAGTTTCAATCTCTGGGTCTTGTAAGGCTCGTAAGATTGGAGCCAGATAAGGTGTGGACTCGACACGGAAAGGCCCAGAGTTCGGTGAGTAAGGTACAGACTTCACATTGCGTTCAAGCCAGTCCACGATGTCTCCGTCTGGGTCTGGAGCCAGCATCGCACGGAGCGTATCTTCAAAGTCATTCAATGGATTCATGTTCATCAACTTCCGTTGTGGTTGGTTGTTCTTGTGGCACTTCTTCTTTTACATCTTCAGCCAAGTTCGATTGTGCGTCCTCTGCGGCAGACGATAAACGGGTCAAGATGCGTTGTATCTCCTCATCAATCGTTTTCATGGCTGTCGCAGGATGGTCTGGGTTTGCTTTTGGTGCAAGCCTCGTACCCATTTGTGAAAGTTCATTCCGCACGGTAAGCAGTATCTTACCAAAGATGGATACGGCAACCTGTGTCTCGATGTACTTCTTTGCGGCAATGTCTCGTGCGTGTGCTTCTCGCTCAAGTGATACGAGCGTCTTGACAAGTTTATCGTATGTTGCGTACGATTTGCTCTGGTTGCTTGAACGCTCCTGCAAGTCCTCCATGTACTGTCTGTACGCCAGAGCCTTCAACGCACGGTGGCGTTCGACTATCTCTGCAAAGTTCTGGTCTTGTATTTCCTCTCCGTCTGGTGTTCCTGCGTCTGCTCCACGAGCCGCCCGTCTTGCGTTGTACCATGCGGACGCACTTTCAATCGAGTCGCTTGGCATACCTTGGTTGATAAACGCATTGATGGCCTGTCGTGACACACGCAGGTGCTTTGCAATGTCTAAAGGTCTTACGCTCACTTGCCAAATCGGTTGCCGTTAAAGCAACCCCGTGAAAGGTTAAAACGCTTCTGGATGCTTCGTACACGCCATGAGATGTTGGCCTTGCTCAGACCATACCTCTTGCACACTTCGTCCTGTGAGCGACACGCAGGATGTCCAATCGCTAACCTCATGCAGTCTGCATG